CTACACGACGCTCTTCCGATCTCGCCGAAGCCCAAGCCAACGCTCATCGCGTCGCAATCGAAGAGGAAATCATCGCCATAACCGGAGCCAAAGACGAAGGCCGCGAAACGCACACAGCCGGACCCTACAAGATCGTCGTCATCGGAAAGCTGACATACAAAGCCGACATCACCGAAATCGAAACCCTGAGCCGCAACTTTCCCGACAACCTGAAAGTCCTCAAGACCACAATCGCAATCGACGAACCCAAGCTTAAGAAGCTGCGTGAATTCCGCCCCGACCTCTACAAGCGCCTGAGCCCCGCCCTCACCGTCAAGCCCGCCAAGACCGGAATCCAAATCGAAAGCCGCGACAATGTATAACGATGAATCAGTCAAAAAGGCAGAATCCGTAGTAATGGATTTTGTTATTAAGCCGACAGCGCAAGACCTTATGGAGCATAATCCTTACATCACGAAGGAGAAAAGCATCATTCATGCGGATGAACGAATAGACGAAATGAGCAATTCTCAAATCATCTCACTCGCCGTTTACGCCGTAATTGAAATGATGAAAGCCGACAATGTTTGACCTCAAATCAATCCGCAAATCCGAAGCCATTTCGGCCCCTCGCGTCATGCTCTATGGCGTTGAGGGGATCGGCAAGACCACCTTCGCCGCCGGGGCTCCTAACCCCGTGTTCATCCTCACTGAGGATGGCTTGGGCTCGCTCAAGGTGGATCACTTCCCGCTTGCGCGCTCTACCAGCGACGTTCTGGAAGCTATCGGGACGCTCTACAGCGAGAAGCACGACTTCAAGACCGCGGTGCTGGACTCCGCCGATTGGCTGGAGAACATGATCTGGCAGGAAGTCGAAGCCAAGTATGACGCCAAAGACCTCGCCTATGGCAAGGGCGCGGTGCTTGTGGCGAACCGCTGGCGGGAAATCCTCGACGGCCTGGACGCCCTGCGTAACGACCGCAAGATGGCCGTCATCCTGATCGCGCACTGCACGATCAAGCGTTTCGACAGTCCCGAAGTCGAGCCCTATGACCGCTACCAGCCCAAGCTACAGGATCGGTCTAGCGCCATCCTTCGGGAATGGGCGGACGCGGTGCTGTTCGGCAACTACAAGACCCTCGTGAAGAAGGACGACGTTGGGTTTAACAAAACCAGCAATCGCGGAATTTCGACCGGCGAGAGGCTTCTCTATACCAACGAGCGCCCGGCCTACATGGCGAAAAACCGCTATAGCCTTCCCGACCATATCCCTATGGCCTGGGATGAATTCGAAGCCGCAATCAACTAGGAACCTAAACCATGCCCTCTATCGACTTTGACGTTACGCAATATGAAGCCGCCCCGCGTTCGGACTTTGCGCCTCTGCCTCCCGGCGATTATACCGCCGTGGTCACGCGCACGGACCTGAAGCCTACCAAGGCGGGCAATGGCGAGTATATTGAACTCACCATCGACATCATCGACGGCGAACATTCGGGCCGCAAGATTTGGGAGCGCCTGAACGTCAACAATCCGTCTGAGCAGACGATGCAGATTGCCCGTAGCCAGCTTAACCAGCTTGCCACGGCGGTTAGCCAACTGCCCCTGACCGACACCGACCAGTTGCTTGAAATCCCGTTCACGCTGCATCTGGATATCGACCGCAAGGACACGACCCGCAACCGCGTGATGGGCTATTCGGCTTCGGGCGGTTCCAAGCCCGTGCTTGCAAAGCCGGTCGCTGCCAAGGCTGAACCCACTACCAAGAAGCCCTGGGAGCGATAAGACGATGGTCGCAGTGCCTGCCCCCACGAGGACGACCGCGAGCGAAATTTACGCTTGGTATGAGACGAAAAAGGAGGACTTCCGGGACCATCTCGGTGCGTCCCTGATCGGGCATCACTGCGACCGTTATCTGTGGCTGACGTTCCGTTGGGTTGAGTTGCCTCAATTCAACGGGCGTCTCCTACGCATCTTTTCGACTGGCAAGCGAGAAGAGTCGCGCATTTACGAAGAGTTGCGCGGGATCGGCGTTGAACTGCATACCGAAGATGCAGGCAAGCAGATTGAATGTCGGGATGAGTCTGGTCATTTCGGCGGTTCCGTTGATGGGATTGGGCGAGGCTTTCCTGAAGCCCCTAAGACCTGGGCCCCTCTGGAAATCAAGACGCACTCGTCAAAGTCATACCACGAAGTGCGGACCAAGACCGTCAAGGAAGCCAAGCCCCAGCATTACGCCCAAATGATGACGTATATGGGCCTGATGAAACTGGACCGGGCGATGTATATGGCGGTTAACAAGGACACCGACGAAATCTATACGGAATGGGTCCACTTTGACCGCAATGTGTTCAATGCCCTGATGGACCGCGCCAAGCGCACCATCAACATGACCGCGCCTCCGGGGCGGATCAGCGACGACCCGGCCAACTGGCAGTGCAAGATGTGCGACTTCTACAAGTTCTGCCATCACGACGGCCTGCCTGCGGTGAATTGTCGCACCTGTTCACATTCCACGCCGATTGAAAAAGGCATGTGGAAGTGTGGCCTGCATAACAAGTGGCTGACGGGCGCGGAGCAGCGCAAGGGCTGCGATAGCCATATCTTCATCCCGCCGCTTGTCCCGGCCAACCCGATTGATGGCGGCGAAAACTACGTCGAGTATCAGGCCAAGGACGGGACCACGTTCAAGAATGGTCCAGGGTTCGAGCCTAGCGAAATGCTGCTAAAGTCCGCCAAGGCCGCTACGCCCAAGCGCAAGAAGATTGGCGACAATGGCGGTGTGCCGTTTGACGATGAGATTCCTTTTGGATGAAAACATGACCGGACGCATGAGCAGGAACAAGGGCGCTCGCGGCGAGAACGAACTCGCCAAGCTGCTATCGGATGAACTCGGCTTTGTGGTCAAGCGCAAGCTAGGCCAAGCCCGCGACGGCGCCGACGACATTGAAGTCGGACCCTACCGCATTGAGTGCAAGCGCCAGGAGACACTTGCTATCATGAAATGGTGTCGTCAGGTGGAAGCCTGCACGAAGCCGGGCGAAATCCCTACGGTTGTCTTCCGCCAGAACGGGGAGCAGTGGCGCGTTGTATTGCGGCTTGAACACTTCCTCCCATTGCTGCGTGAGCATCTGGCAGAACTGCCATCGCAACCGCCTTCGACTGAACCTCTTTAACGCGCCGCTCCCAGCCCTTGCCGAACGTAGGCCAATGCGGGAGCGCCCTGAGGAACCGCAGGCGCTCGCTGCAATACCGCTGAATAAGTCCCTCAGAAGCCCGTGCGGCGGCAATCGTGGCCGGGCCTATGATCCCGTCCGTCACAACGCCCAAGGTCGCCTGTAGCACCTTGCAGGCCCGCATGACGCCACTGTTAACGGCATAGTCGAACACGGCGTAATCCAGGCCACCCGGTAGATCGTCGCAGCGGCACTTGTCCCAATAATTGCGCTTGTAGAGCGGACCGACATCATCCGGCGTAAGGCGCTTCATGTCCGCCTCAGTCACCACATCGCCCGTATAGGCTTCCCAGACCTTCTTGGTCACGCCAAGCATGGTGGCCCCGCCCGGATCGGCGGGATGATTTGAGAATCCGCCCTCGTGCTTCAGAACCAGTCGCAGGGATTTGGGAAAGTTTGAGGCTACCATAATTTCCACCAAGGTCTTTTGGGCTTGTCGATCAGGGAGACGAGGCCCGCCCGCTTGGCCTCGCAGTCTTGTATGACGACCTCCTGTCCTATCGAGAAGGCCGCTAGGTCGCCTATGGTCACGACGGGTGTATCAGGACCGATACAGGGCTCACGGAACGCTTGCGGGATCGGCTGACTTGCCGTCGCGCAAGCTGTCAATGCCATCGCGCCAAGCAGACAGAACATCGTCAGGGACCGCCGTAGCGGCCTCTGGAGCCCTGTATATACGTTGTGTGGCCGCATTGCCCTTCTCTCGGATAATGATGGTTTGCCGGGTATAGACCTCAGAAGCCTCAAGCGCCCTTTTGGTGGCCGCAATCTCAGCGGCAGCAGCTTCGGCCCGCTTGCGCTGGATATCAAACATGACCTTGTAGTAGCCCGCCACGATCAGCCCAAAGGCCACGACGACGAAACACAGGATCAGCACATATCGGTTGAGCCTAATCACGACACGATATCCTTTACCTCAGCCGCCGTCTGGATCACTTCGCCCTTGATGCGCGTAAGGTCCACCAAGGTCGCGCCCGCCATGTAGACGAACGCAAGCATGATGTTCGCAAAGATGAGACCCAAGCCAATCCACTTCAATGCGTTCGGTTCGTCGATCTTCCAGACGATAGCGGCGACGGCGAGGCTGTTGACACTTGTAAACAAGAACGTAAACAAGCGCCGCCAGAACCATTGAACCTCTTTGGTCATACCGCGTCACCCCGGAAATAGGCCACGCCGTCTATGACTTCACACAATTCAGGCGGAAGCATCATCCCGTCCTTGAATGTCAGCACGGCAAAGCCGCTACACCAAGGCGTAGCGTTGTTCTCCAGATACTCGAATTGAGGCCCAAGGGGATCGGCCAGGGTGCCAGTATCGACGCCCCACCGCCTGCCCGTATAATCAGCCCAAGGCGTCACAGCGAGGCGATGCAGGTGGCCCGTCACCATCGACAAGCCGCCCTTCAGTGTATTGTTGTAGGCCGCGTGAACGCCATTGGCTTGGCGATGCTTGACCATGACCGACCCGTTAAGGCGGATTGACCACGCCATTTCCCATTCTGGGAATTTATCCGCCAAGCGTTCCACCACGCCTTCATACTCGGCTGCGTTGACGACCATCGCCCGGTCGAAACGTGTATCATGGTTGCCGATATTCCAATCGAGAGGCGTCCCACGTTGTGCGGCAAGGGCGATTTCGTGCATCCGCTCAAGGCAGGCGTCCAATTCTTCCTTGACGGATGGAGGCTGGCCCCATCCATGCGGGTCATGACGGCTGATCCTCGCGCCGTCGAAGATATCACCATTGGCGATAATGCGGGCGGGCTTCAGGCGCTTGATAAGCTTCAGCAGCGCCTCGTTGGCGACCGTGCGGCCACCCGGCCAGAAGTGCGCGTCCGAGAAGATGATAACGTTGCCGTCGATCACTTCCGCTTGGCGCTCGCGAGCGTAGGACCAGGATTGCGTGTAGATCGTTTGTGAATTGCCCTGAGGATTGACCGGGTGCGTTTCAAGGACAATGCCGCGATTAGCCATCCTTTGACGACGGCGGTAAACTTCGCGGATACCAAGGTTAAGTTTTCGGGATACGACTGATGGGGAACATTTGCATTGCTGCCAGACGGCGATGAACTCTTCGTCTGAAATCATGCTTAGTTCCTCAAGACGTTAGTGCCAACCAAAAGCGCACAACCTGAGACGAAGATTACGCCGATGAACCAGAACACCCGTTGGGCGACGGATCGGCCAATTTGCTCATACACCTTGACGATAGCCTTCTCAGCGGCCTTGTCGGCAATGTGCTCAATCTCGGCGTCGGACAGATTAGACATCTGGCATGGCTTTCTTCACCCATGATTGAGTTGATTCATCCCATGTATACCAATCACCATCGTTCGGCATAGGGGTTGGAGCAACCCAATCGCAAGTTTCTGCATCAAGCGACCAACTCGGATACGGACGCGGCGCGATGAAGGCGTTGCGTTGCTCGTCAAATGAGTATCCCACGCCTGCATACCTCTTGCGAAATGACCCGCTGTAGCTTGTCTGTGCCCAGTTAGTGTCAGCGCCAAAGAGAGTCTGACAGAACGCGATGCCCTTGGCCTCGCTCTCTTGGCCGTTGACCGTGATGTCGCTGTTGTTCACCACGATGACGCGGAGAACGACGTTGTTGGGATCAAGTTCAGCGAAATGAGCCATTAGATTACCGCAAATGTCCCAGAGCCGGTAAAAGTGTGAATGGTGTAGGAGCCGCTAGTCGTGACGGTGCCGCCCGTGCAAGAGGCCGTGCCGGTCAGGTAGCGGATGATAACGACACCAGAGCCGCCTGCGCCGCCCAGCGCGTAAGAGGGTTGGCTGTAATAGGCTCCGATGACGCCAGAGCCGCCGCCGCCGCCGCCGCCAAGATTCGCGGTCCCACTTCCAGCAGCCCCGTATCCGCCAGAACCAGCGCCCGCGCCAGAGCCAGATGCCCCCGCATAGGTATTATAGGCCGAACCTTCGGCTGTAGTTCCCCACCAGCCGCCGCCCGCTCCGGAACCGTAAACTACAGAAGCGCCGGAGATAGACGAAGTAAGTCCCGCGCCGCCCGCCCCCGCTGTGTCGCCGCCATTACCCCCGGTGTTTGTTGTCGGGCCGCCTGCGGCGGTAGCGCCGCCGCCGCCACCTGAACCATACGAGCCGCCCTGACCTCCGGTGCCGCCGTTTGTTCCCTGACCAGCAGTGCCCGCCCCACCCCCACCATTACGTCCACCGCCACCAGAGCCACCGCTGCCCCCGGTATTGTCGTCGCCGAAGCCGCCGCCTATAGAAGTCGATGAATTAAATACAGAGTTGTTACCTTGGCTTCCGGAGTTCCCGTTGTAAGTCCCCGCAGCGCCGCCAGCCCCTACAGTTACAGTATATATTCCAGGAGTAAGAACCACGGTTGTAGAATTAATATACCCACCACCACCACCGCCGCCGCCAGACAAAGCATCGCCGCCGCCGCCGCCGCCGCCGCCGCCTGCAATAATAAGATAGTCTACGGTAGCGGGTCTGCTAACTAAGCCAAAAATCCCAAAACCACGAGCAGAAGCGCTAGCAATAGTTGATAAAACCGGCATTAGACAAACTTTGTTTGAGCGATAAAGGCTGTAAACACGGCGGATGCCGTTTTGACAATAGTTACTGTGTATGCGTCAATAGCGGACGTATTACCCGATACAGGGGCTGTCCCACCCTGCCATTTAGGCGTAACCGCCGACCCGTCGATCTGGAAAGCGGTTTGGTAGTAAGCCGTAGCGCCATTCGTCACGAGGAACACAATCGTAATGCTTTCGCCAGTCGCCATGAGCGCATTGAGCGATGTCGTGCCATTGCCGCGCACGTTCAGCGTCCAGTTGCCGGAAGCGTTGGTCGTGTAATACAGGACCGATTGATCCGTGACGTTGTAGGCAATCGTGCCCGTCGCCGCCGTGGCGCTGATCGTGACCTTCTCAAGCGCATTGATTAGCTTCGCGGCCAGCGCCGAAGTCGAGCCCGTAAAGGTCTGCGTGGCCGTGAAGTTGGTCGAGACAGACGGAGAGACGTAATCCGTGCCCGCCGTAGCCGCCGTAGCCGCAGACGATCCGTTAGCCTTCACGAGCCCCGTAAGCCCGGTAATGGTTACGCCAGAAACGGTCGCAGCCTGTCCGAATACAAGGGCGTCCCCCGCCAGCGTAGGCGCACCGACGTTAATCAGCTTGAACCCGCCAAGCTTGATATTGGCTGTGGGTGTGGTCTGCCCGTCCTTGGTCAGACAGGTGCTAAGTCCCGTCCCAATGTCAGCCGTGAGCGCATTGAACGCCGTCGAACTAATGATCGTGTTCGTGACGACGGGCTGCCCCGCGCTGTTGATGAGGAATGTTCCAGAGCCGTTGAACGACATTACTGATTACCTTTCAGGGCTTCGGCAATATCAGCCGAAGGCGTTGCAGCCGTGAACGCCCCGGCCCTGCCAATACGACGTAGTTGCTCAGGCGTAAGTTGATTAGGATTGATCTTGCCGCCCGCCTGCAT